GTAGAATAAACTAGGAATTGAAATCTGAACTGTCAAACTTAAACGGAATTTTTGCGGAAAGTCATTATTTCGTATTCAAAATCATTATGAATAACGTTAAGGGTATGCTTCAAGAGTTATGTGTTAAACGTGGATTGGAACTGCCTGTTTACGAAAAATTGTCTAAAGTTGGTCCTGACCATGCACCAACCATTACTGTTAAATTAACAGCTAATGGTATTGAAGTGATTGAGGCCGCTAGCTCACGAGCTCAAGCTGAAAAGCTGGCAGCAGCAACGTTGTATGAAAAGATGAAACATCTTGAGGTGCATGATGAAAGGAAGAGCGTTTCAATTATGAGTATTTTGATGGTATCGTTTGCTAATGCACTTATTAATAAGGTAATCGACTTATTCTCGACGTGTAAACAAGATATCATATTTTGCTCTGAAGTAGATGAAGTTACTGATGATGTTCATTTTGATCCAACATTGAGTAACCTGATGTCAAGTGGATTAACGGATCGTAGTGCTTGGAATAGATTATATAAATTATTATCTGATCTAGCTTTAGAGAATGGATTCAATTGCATAACGAGAAAGAATGGTAAAGGTTTGTTATTTAGAAGTTTGCTAAATGATGATTTGGTAGCAAATGAATCTTTCAAAAATAGCTCATTAAATGTTGCGTTTAATACAACTGAAGACAAAGAGGTCAGTATGTTATGTTACAATCGATGCTGTCAAGGAAGTGGTTCACCCCCCTCCACTGACTTGACTTTAATAGGAAAGCTAACTGCTGATCTAGCTAACGCTTCAGGCTTAGGTAAACACAGTGTATTCACAAACTCATTGAAGCAGGTACTTAATGACGAAAGCTTGAATCATAACGATAAAGTAACCATATTATTATCACAAAGTAGCCTTTTGAAGAATATTCAGGTTGAAGATTTGTTGACTCTAGTCCGGTCAACGATATCTGGTGCCGACTCTCAAGTACGCATAGATTACGATTAGGTCATGGTCGTTGCTGCGATTGCAACTGCCGACAGGCTCGTCCCACAGTAAATCCCACGCTGCGGCGGAGGTTTGTGAAGGCGGCTGAGATCACTCCATTCAGTAGTTAATAAAACGAC